ATTTAAAGATCCTATTTACATGAGTAACTTATGTCAAGAGATTACATTGCCTACTAAACCTATTCAGCATATTGATGATGCTGAAGGCGAAATTGCATTATGTATTTTAAGTGCGATTAATATAGGTGCATTAACATTAAACAAAGAAAATTCAGAACTTGAAGAACTGTGTGAGTTGTCCGTTCGAGCATTAGAGGAAATTATTGAGTATCAAGGATATCCTGTAAAAGCCGCTGAGATCAGCACAAAGGCTCGACGCTCATTAGGTATTGGTTATATCGGCCTAGCACATTACCTAGCAAAACACAAAGTCAACTATGCCGATAAAGAAGCATGGAAACTTGTACACGACCTAACTGAAAGTTTCCAGTATTATCTATTAAAAGCAAGTAATAAGTTAGCAGAAGAACGTGGTGCTTGTGAGTACTTCGATCGTACTAAATATTCAGAAGGCATTATGCCTATTGACACGTACAAAGAAGAAGTCAACGACATCGTTGGAAAGAAACTTAATCATGATTGGACTACTTTACGCAAGAGCATCAAGCAACACGGGTTACGGCACAGCACATTGTCCGCACAGATGCCTTCGGAGAGCAGTTCCGTTGTGTCGAACGCTACCAACGGAATCGAACCACCTAGAGGCTACTTGTCCGTTAAGAAGAGCAAAAAAGGGCCTCTTAAGCAGATTGTACCACAGTATAGTCAACTAAAGAACTTTTATACCCTACTATGGGACATGAAAGGTAACGAAGGTTACATAAATATCGTCGCTGTAATGCAAAAGTTTTTCGACCAAGCCATTAGTGGTAACTGGTCATATAATCCGTTACAGTATGAGAACAACGAAGTACCTATGAGTATTATGATGAAAGACATGTTGACAACATATAAGATGGGTTGGAAAACAAGTTACTATCAAAACACTTATGACTTCAAAGGTGCTGAAGATGATGCTGACCAATTGGAACAACAAGCGGTTGACAACAAAACAAATGGTGCTATAATTAATGGTACAAACGGTCATACAAATGGCCAGAACGGTGATACGCAGACAGTTGATCAAGATGATGAAATGTGTGATGCGTGTGCCATTTAAGGATTTATGACGAGGAAGAAGGGTAATACTAAAGCGATGACAAAGACAGTTTTTAACCGAGAGAAGGTTGATTTTACAAAAGAGCATATGTTCTTCGGAGCAGATCAAAACACACAGAGATATGACATATTCAAATATCCTGAGTACGATAAACTTAATCAAACAATGCTTGGTTATTTTTGGAGACCAGAGGAAGTTAGTCTACAAAAAGATAGAGGTGACTATCAGCAACTTCGTGATGAACAAAAGCATATCTTTACAAGTAATCTAAAATACCAAACACTACTTGATAGTGTACAAGGACGTGGACCATGTCTAAGTTTTTTACCTTACTGTTCAAATCCAGAACTAGAAGGTTGTATTATTGCTTGGGACTTTTTTGAAACAATTCACTCACGTTCATATACACACATTGTAAAAAATGTATATGCTAATCCTAGTGAAGTGTTTGATACTATCCTTGATGATGAAAAAATTATTGAACGTGCAATTAGTGTTACAAAATACTATGACGAGTTTAATGACATTGCAAACAATTACTTTAATAAAGATCAAGGTAATCTCTATGATGTCAAGAAAGCATTATACAAAGCAATGATGACTGTAAACATTTTAGAAGGTTTACGTTTTTATGTTTCATTTGCATGTACGTTTGCATTTGGTGAATTAAAAATGATGGAAGGTAGTGCTAAGATTATTAGTCTTATTGCAAGAGATGAAGCAACACACCTTAACCTAAGTACACACATTCTCAAACATTGGGCTAAAGGTGACGATGATCCAGACATGGCTAAAATCGCAGTAGAACTTAAAGATGAAGTTTATGACCTATGGCGTGAATGTGTTGAGGAAGAAAAGAATTGGGCGAACTACTTATTCAAAGACGGAAGTATGATTGGACTTAATGCTAATCTTCTTCATGCTTATGTTGAGTTTATTGCTAACAAGAGATTGAAAGCACTAGGACTTGATATGTTATATGATCGTCCATTAAACACTAATCCGCTACCGTGGACACAACATTGGTTGTCAAGTGCAGGACTACAAGTTGCCCCACAAGAAACAGAAGTTGAAAGTTATATCGTTGGCGGTGTTAAACAAGACATTAACAAAGATACATTTAAGGACTTCAAACTATGATCGAAATATTCGGAAAGCCAAGTTGCCCGTATTGTGTTAAAGCAGTAAATCTGTGCAAGACAAGACAACTTGAACATACATATAAATCTTTAGGAACTGACTACACTAGAGAAGAATTAATGGAGTGGTTCCCAACTGCAAGAACTGTACCACAAATCAAAATCAATGGAAAAACTATTGGGGGTTATGATCAACTTGTAAACTACATTGATGAAACAGGTTATAACGGAACAGGACACACAATATAATGTTAATAGAAGCACCATATAAAGTTGGAGATACAGTTACTTTTAAACTTAACTCCGGCGAAGAAATTGTAGGTAAACTTACAGAAGAAAATGAAAAGGGTTTTAAGATTAAAACTCCTCTTACTCTTGTAATGAATGGGCAAGGGTTAGGGTTACAACAGTTCTTATTTACAGGTGAGCCTGACAAAGGATACTTGTTTAAAAAAGAAAGCATAATGGTTATTACTAAAACTATTAAGCAGTTTGCAGAACTATATCAACAACAAACATCAAGCATAGTAACTGCACCACCAAATCTCAAAGTAAAATAAAATAAATACTCGTATGAACGAGTTTACATTTATAGTTGAAGGCAAACAGGTAACTGTGGATAAATGGGAAGATGTTCCTAGCAAATTTGATCATGTAATTAAGTTTGTACCACACATACCTGAAGCCCCACATACAGAAGAACAACACGCTGAAATAGAAAAATGGCCTGCTAGGTTAGAACAACTTATGGAGATTGAACGTAATGCCATCAATAACTAGAATAGGTGATGCAGATATTGCACACTGTTCAGGAATGACTAGAGCAGTAGGAAGTAGTACTGTATTTGCTAATGGTATTGGTATTAGTAGACAAAGTGATGTAAACACAACACACTTATTACCTGGTGTTCCTTGTCCTTCACATGCGGCTCCAATAGCAGTTGGTTCAAGTACAGTATTTGTAAACGGTTTGGGTTGTGGTAGAGTAGGCGATGGCATCAGCGGATGCACAGCAGTTGCCGCTGGTAGTGCTAATTGTTTTGCAGGTGGTTAGGCTCTACCCCAAGCAATAGGAATATCTTTATCATCAACTACTAAATCTCTAGTATCTTTATATTGAGCAACCATTATACCTTTACCTTTGCCATCAGCAATATATTTGCAAGGTATAATTTCTCTTTCTTTGTGATATCTTTTTAAGTGGTTAGTAATAACTCCACGTGCTTTTATTCCAGCCATTATTTTCCTTGTCCTCTATAAAACTTGTGACTACGTTTTTTAGATTTGTTCATTGATGAAAACTTGCAACGTGCTTTGGTACCTGCTTGACTTGTTTTCTTAGGTTGTGAAACATGTCCTTCAAAAGATTTATGTATTTTCATATTACTTTCCTAACTTTGCTTTTAAGGCCGCTCTTTTCTTTTCTAGTATTGCCGCCTGTCTTATTTTTCTACCTAATGGTAATGATTGTATCATTTCGTATGTTCCGCCTTTTTTGGCTGTCCATTCTACTCTAACTGATTTACTTTTTGTGCTACCTTGGAAAGAGCGTACTGCTTTCCTATAACTCATTTCTTCTTTAGTTTCTACATTGTCTCCGTCGTAGAAAGTATATGTTCTCATTTTGGCCATTATTCTATCTCCGTTCTTACAATATGTTTTCGTAAGGCTCTAACTAGTTCTTCAATTTTATCTACTACAGATATCATATCTTTATCTGTAATATATTTTTGTTTTTCTCTTAACTTGTCATATTCTTTAAGAGGTATAGTTACTGTACTTTGTTCATTTTCAAATGTTTTATCAACTGATCTATCATCTGTCATAACTCTCCATTGTTAATATTGAGTATTTTCTTGAGCATTAGTTATTACGTAATAGATGCACACTAATAGATTCTGAAGAAAATGGTTGACATTTTGGTTAAAAGATAGTATAACTATATTATGTAACGTTGAAGCAATTTAAACGCTATTCAGGACCCCGGGGCAGTACCGGGCGACTCCACCATAAACACATTTACTGAGTGTGCTTATGATGGGGTCGAAATAGGATCGACTGGTAGTTAATAGAGTTAGTGGAGTTATCCGGATCTAAGCACGGTTATCGCGAAGAAAACTTATAATTGCAAATGACAATTATGCGCCAGAAATGGCATTAGCGGCCTAGTTTAGGCACGTAGGGGTTGGCAACTTACCTGGCAACAGAAAAGTTGCGTACTATATAGAGCAATATAAATAGTGTATATACAAAAGCACCTTTAACTATAACAAAAAGAACACAGTATAGAACGGACTCTATCCACGCCGTAGGCGACATTACATTTAAAACAAGTATATTTAAAAGATAGGAGTGTTGGAAACAATGCTCCTATTCTTTTATCAACGGTAAATACAGTAAGGAGAACCATAAAATATGTCAGTAAAAGTAATCGATTCATTCCGTATAATGGCCTTTCAAAAAGCCGGGTCTAGCGTAGGGCAAGTAGTTGCAGACGCAGACAATGACACACTTACGGTAATTGGAGGCCCAGGTGTTAATTTTACTGTTGATTCAAACTCAGATGCTGTTACATTAAGTCTACAAAGTGCAGAAGATATTGTTGCTAGTGCTATTGGTAGAGTTGAATTACGTGCAGATGATAGTACAGTTAGAATTGTACAAGGTGGTGAGAACTTAGGTATACTAGGTGACAGTGGAGTAATTAGTACTGCTTCAAATGCTGAAGGTGATATTACTATAAGTGCTAACACTGACCTATCACAATACAACAATGCAACATCGGCTTTTATTACTGACGTTAGTGGAGACAATTTAGGCACACTTGCTGATGTTAATATAACAAGTATTGCTGACAATGAATTATTACAATATGATACAGGTACCGGTGCTTGGATCAATCAAACAATTACAGAAGCAGGATTTGCCGCAGTAGCAACTAGTGGTGGATACGGAGATTTAACAGGCAGACCAAACATTACATTTGACGGAGACATGAGTGGTAACACTGGTGGAGCCATTGCC